AACAAAACAATGCTTATGAAAATATTTTTCATATAACCTTGTTCTTCGTGACCCTCAATCTCTATTATCAATATAGGGAACATACTATAAACCACTACGGCGGATCGTTTAACCGTAAAACATGAATAAAATTTGTGAGGGGGGTTACTAGGAGCGAAGCTTGATTAGGTTGCCTCGGTCACATCCCCTACACTGGTTTTGCATTTTTGACTCCCTAAGAAAAGACTGTAGTTATATTTATACAACTTTATATTCCTCATTGAGTCCCAGACCCTCTTTAACGACTACACTGGATAATCCCTTATATACTTGGCTGAGCTTCTTGTCTTTAACATTACAGAGTAATTGTGCCTCATCCTTGTGAAGTCCTTCAAGTAACTGAACAAACATTTGTTCACGTTTCATAGATTGTAATGAATCTTGTCCACCCTTTACAAATCTGTAAAGTTTATCACCCTCTTTTCTAAGAGTTGTATGTTCAGTACCTTCTGGTGCATCATTTTCAATGAATGGTGGTTGTCCAGAAGGTAAGGCTGATTCAACATTTGGATCAAATGACCAAATTAAAATCTGCCTTAGAGCCATACAATCATTTTCCTTTAATATTTTTATCTTTTCACCTTTAGTTTTTGCATTATTTACCTTTTGCAAAATCTCAGATAAAAGGGGGGAATATGTTTTTTCTGCCATTAGAATTCTCCTATGGTTTCTATTAAATTATTAAGTTTCTTCTCAATGAAGAAGTTCAGAAGGTTCCTACGTTGGCCTTCTGCTGGTTTATTGAACTCTCTCCAAATCAAACCTTCAAGTTCTTTAGGAGTTTCCTTCAAATCTATTAATTTCTGGTTTCTTTGAAAATTTCGGATCTCTTCATCTGTTCTACCACTAAGATGACCATTATGTATCACGAAATTATCTATGTATTTTTTAGTGATAGGCCTTTGTCTGATCCCATTTATGATACAATCATCAGTTGATAAAATATTGGGAATACCATCACTCCTATCACCCTTTAAGATATGTCTAAACAAATATCCATTAGATTCTTCACCATTGACTAATTTCTTAGTAACAGGACTCCATTGTTGTACATCCTTTCGATGTAATTGAATGAAATCCTTATCACTAGATATGATCATTACCTTTTCACCTCTAGGAATATTTCTAGCCAATACACCAATGATATCATCAGCCTCTGCTTTTGATACTTGGATAAATTTATAAGGGAATATGGTTTTGAGTTCTGTCTTGATAGTATTAAAACACTCAAAAATTTGTGTCCAATTAAGGGGGGAAGTCTCTCTAGTAGTTTTCCTATTAGCTTTATAATAGGGAAAATACTCTCTTCTCCAAGAGAGTCTATCATCACAACATATCACCAATTCACCATATTCATCGGTATATTTTGACCGATACATACGGAGACTGTTCAGAACTGAATGTCTGACAAAATCAAGATCAGCTTCTGTCTGACCCTTTTCCATTGACATCATTGTAGATGCCATCATAATCTGAGATAAATCAATTAAAATCATAATGTTCTATAATATATAGTTGGAGCCTGCGATAGGGATCGAACCTACTACCTGAAGTTTACAAAACTCCTGCTCTACCAAGTGAGCTACGCAGGCACTGGTTCTGGTGGATCTGGTAAGTTTAGATCATCAAACAGATCATTTCTTTCCATCCACTCGTTAAAACTCAGTACATCAAAATCACCTTTAATAGCTGGGCCTCCATCTGGAGTAGTAGTATTATCTAAAGATACAAAACGATCTGCAAAATCCTGTAAAGGATGATGGATATCTTTCTCATGATACACCACCGATTTAATACATTCTGCTAAAAAAGACAGTTGTGCAACCGTACTCTCATCTACAATATTGCAACCATTTTGTTGCATATTCTTGAGACAAGCATACATCAACCCCTCAGCTAGTTGTTCACACCAGGCAAAGTTTTCTCCAGTCTCTGCGGCTGATGTGTCAACTTCTGGTGGATTCTCTGGTTTATAATTAGACGGAAACTTGATGATTTTGCCCATCTAATTCCTTAGTCCATACCATATTAATATCTGGATAGAATACCCCCACAGACCTCTTAGGAGCACCGTCAGGGTTATAAGCCATTGCCACACACGTTGGTATCGTATTATGTTCTTCATGAGCACCAGATTTTGGACTAATCCAATCACCATGTTTCAGATAGTGTTCACAATAACGAATATAAGCTTTCTTTGCCTCTGCAAGATTGGAAGCTTTCTGCTTTTCTTGAGGAGTTACTTTAAAATTCCTTGCAGTCTTACTATAGGCTGCAACTTGTTCCTTGGACTCCTTAATCCATTCTTTAACATTTTTAAAAGAATAATTATCATCATCTGGTTTTGCTAGAACCACTGGATGAATATTCTTATATTCAGCGGGTTTACGTTTAGCCCGTGCCTTTTCCAACTGGTCACGGAGTTGTTGTTTACGTTCTTCAGTGATTTTGCGTTTAATAGCCATCATCAATTTCAATTACAGGGTCTACCCACTCAACAACATTATGGCCATTCCATAATGCGTACATAGTAGGGTCAGAATAACATTCATAAATTGGAACTCTAGATTCCAAGTTATCAGCTTCCTTTTTCGCAGCGAATCTCGCTTCATCTATAGTTCTAAACATTTCTAACTTTCATACTCATATTATATAACACTATTTCTCAATAGTCAAGTCTTTTATTACAAATTGTGCTCACCAGGCAGGGGAATATAGGAAAGTTCACCAGCTCGTTCTGCTTTGCGAACTGCCCATTGTTCTTGAGATATATGACGGTCTTCTTTCATTGTGCGAACCATCGCACGAAGCCGTTTTAATTCTTTAACCAAATGATAGATTACCTTATCTGGATCTCCTTCTTTGATTAATCGTTTTAAATATTCATCTTGTTTATCACTCATAGCAATCCCAATAAGACAAATCTAACATATCATCAGTTTCTAACATTTGATCTCCAACTTTAATCGGTTTATTTCCTGTATAGATAAACCAAGTCTCAAAAACAGAACCTCCCATATAGATTTTCTGAATTGTCCCTTGGTCTGAATCAACTAATTTTTGTACTTGTTCTATAAGATCACTCATATCAACCCTGACATACTCAGGATACTATAAAAAATCGCAAAAGTCAAGTCAAAATCCCATTGAAATATTAATAGTCATCTATGTAACGCAGCTCGTTACTGGGATTTTCCATCCCATAAAATATATAGGTATTAGTCTAATGTTTTGATATAGGTATGAATCCAGAAAGAATCTATCACATCTGAAAGGGGATTGGACTCTGGAAGACAATCCATTTCTTCTGCAAGTTCTATACCTGTCAGTTCAACGAATGCACAATACATATCCGTCTTGGTTGCATTACCTTTTCCTGTGGCTTGTTTTTTAACTTGGGATGGTGTTGGCATACGGGGATGTATGTCAGCTTTAAAGAGTTTGTGTTTCAGTAATCCAGTGTTCTCACCAATATGAAACACTTTACCCTTTGATGCAAAGGAATATCCTTCAAGGATAACATCTACAGCTCCTTCTGGTGGGACTAGGCCTAGAATCCAATTTGATATAAAATCATACCTGAACTCTTCCGATGGCCATGTCCCGAAATGGTATCCTATAATCTTATCGTCTAGGTAAGATTGTGCAAATTTCTTAACGGGCGTTAAGTATCGTATCTTGCAGCCTGTAAAGGTTCCATCACCTATACAGATTGCAGGAGATGTCATACTATAATCAATCCCAATCTTCGTCCTCATCATATTCCAAATCAATTTCGTCACCGCCACAAAAAGGGCAATTACTTAAACCATATCTGGAAGTATTTAGGTCATGTTTAATAGTGAAAGTTGCAGAACATTCTAGGCATTCTATATCTAATTCTTGACTCATGCTGCTGTTGGTAAATCAACCACCTCACAACCATTTGCAGAGCAGGCGAGCTCCTGTGAAGCTACAGTAAAATCCTTCTGTTCATAATCAGAAAGTTTAGACCAGTTTACCTTCTTGGGCATTTGTTTTACCATTTCATTATATTCCTCTTTTGTACAATCTTGGTATGGAGCTTGTTTGTAAGTATGCTCACTGAAAGGTAGAAATGATATACCACTGATATCATCAAAATTATTATATACCCATGATGCAGTACTGACCCATTCATCTTCCTTGACGGAAATCGTAACGGAAGGTTTGTGTTCACACCAATTATGTGCATAAGTCTTCCATAGATCTAATTGCTCCAATGCTGTCATATCCTGTCTACAAACAGCCCCTTCTGGGGATCTCATCGGAAATGAAAATACCGTAGTATGGTTAGGTTTAGTTACATCCTTTTCATGAGGAAACCCTTCGGCTTTCATGAATTTAGTAAGGGGATCTTTGTTATCTCCTCTTACTGTCCTTATATAGTATGGATTATGGCGGGCATGAATACCAGAAGCACTATCAACAA